GAGCAGTAACTTGGACAGAATTTAGGTATCCCTTCACACCTCCACCAAAATTAGTGTATGGTTTTGGATAGAAACTGGCATTAACTTTAGAGCCATTTCCTATTGAGCCTTGAGAAAAAGGATTTAGTTCAGAGTCCTTGACAGAAATCTTACGTGGAGATCCATCTTTGTTGGTAGCATATTGCTTGAGTGTAACAAAGTCTCCTCTGTCATCATCCTTATTCTTGATAGTTAAACCAGTACTCTCTGCAACCTTTTTATTCTTAGCATCAAGATTGCATATCTCTATACTATACTCTCCGTCTGGATTAAACTTAGTGTTGGGACGGATAACGTGTGACCAATAAGCTTGGCCTGATATTACATGATTAGCCATGATAACTTTCTCCTTATGATAATAACGATTGATAATAACGATCTAACTTTACTGTACATTTTTTTGAACACAACCTCCTATTCTAGTTTATAAGTATATTATATCAAATTACGAATGCTTTGTCAAGCATTATTTTAATTATTTAACCAGAATAAAGAATTAAATTGTCGATCATGTAATGATCCATACTTTATTCTAGGAACCTGCTTAATTAATTCTTGAACAAACTTCTTAGTATATTTTTTCTTAGCTAACTTTCTGTCAGGAAAGATCATAGTAACTCCTTCATTAGCTTTTCTTAAGACTACAATACCTTCTGTATTCTGCACTACCAACTCACCAATGTAGCCATCAGGATCAGGAACTAGAATAACAAAGTTTTCTACACCTAACTTACTGGCTTTACCTATAATGCTTGTACCTCTTATACCTATCGTAGCTGTAGGTAATTCAAGCTTCATAAGGTCTGGCCCTAGTCTTGCTATGTTACCACTAATCATTCTGAATGCACCAGTGGCTATCTTAAGATCCATAAATCCATCTTTCTTTATAGGATCAAATACCAGATCAAGAATAGATACATCTCCTAACTCTCCTATATTAATAAGAGAACCATCTATAAGTTTTAATTCAACTGAAGATCTTCTTCCTGTTTTAAGCTGATCTTCTTTATATAACCATTCATCTCTAGATATTTGAATAGATCTTTGCTCTCTTACTAAAGTAACATTCCCTTCTTTTCCTAACACCCTAGCTATCTTATCACTAGCCATAGCAAACGTAGCTAAGAATATAAAAAATATTAAAGAGTAAAAAATTATTAGTGTGTTTCTGCCCATGTATTTCCTACCTTATGATCACAGTCAAGAGGACATCCAACATCTAAGCTCTCCTCTGTCTGCTTCATAGCTTTCTTTGTTATGTCTCCAAGAACATCTACATCTTTCTTGGCTACTTCAAACTGGTACTCATCATGAACAGAGGCTACTAGCTTGGCATCTATACCAGAACTTCTGATAAGACTATCCATCTGAACAAGCCATTCTTTACATATGATTGCTCCTGCTCCTTGTAGGAGAGTATTAAGGCTGGCATGACTAGATCTAATGTGAAGCAACCTACCATCCAAAGCTTTGACTGTTCCTTTCTCTGAAGCTTTTATAACCATCTTTCTTAATCTATCCAGTGATGGTAAGTTTTTTAAAAATCTATTAATTAATTCTTGACCTTTATCATAATTACCACCAACCACCTTACCTATCTTGGATGCACCAGCACCATACAGAAAAGCATATATGAAAGTCTTAGCCTGATCCCTTGTCTCTAGTCCAGCCATCTTCTGATTAGCTGTATGAACATCACCTGTAAGAACCTCTCTGGTGAACTTAGGGTCATTCATATAGTGAGCAAGACAACGTAACTCTAGACCACTGGCATCTGTACCTACAAGAGCATGGGTATCGGGATTAGATACTGTCCATAATTCTCTACATTCCTTACCATAGGGGCTGTAGGTGGCTGGTACTTGTGCCATGTTAGGACTGTTGTGAGCCATCCTACCAGTGACAGTACGTAGGGTCATTACTCTACCCCTGACACGATTATCCTCTTGACACTCCTGTATCCAAGACTTAAGTAGTCCAGTACGTTTCTGTAATAGAAAGTATCGACTAAACATCTGTGCTTCTGGCATATCAAGTTTAGATAATATCTCTTCAGAGACTATTACATTACCTTTTTCTGTATGCTTCTTTGGTTTCCATCCTCTTTCCATAAGACGTTCTGCTATCTGTTTTCTGCTGGCAATATTAAAGGGAGTACTCTTAGGTATCTTTTTCACAGCAGAATAAGTTATAGTAGGCTCAAACATTTCCTGTGCCTGTTCTTCAAGCCTGTGTTGTTCGTCTTCAAGTTGAGATAAAAAGACTGTAGCTTTTTGTATGTCAAAAGCAAAACCATTCTTTTCCTGATGATCTATTATTGCTCGAACCTTCCTTTCGAGGTTATACGATCTATCTGAGAACGAGCTACCCTCTCCTGAGAGGACACCAGCCACCTTCCTAGTAAGCTCAGTGTCCCTTTGACAATACTCCAACATTTCTTTATTGAACGTAGTAAAATTATTGTAGTCTCCTTTATCATAACCAAGTCTTTCCCCCCATGCTTTTAACGAATGTCCATTATCTCTTACAGGATTATATAATTGTGATTCAATTAAAGTATCTCTTACCTGAGAGAGCTTTATATTAGAACCTGTTAGTCTGTTTAGTATGGGTGCATCAAAACTAATACCATTGTGCATAATAAATTGATCTATTTGTTTAGACCAATCTGCAAACTGCTGGCATTCATTCTCAATCCATACCTTCTGCTTACCAGAAACAGAACTAGCTACTATGCAATGTATCTTGGTTGCATCAAAGCTATCTGTTTCAATATCAACTATTGCTGTTGTCATGTGTCATATCCACTTGATAAATATCTTTAACATTGATATGAAAAAATAACTCACCCTCTGCTACATTCTTGTTGGGTGCTTCTCTCACCTCACTAGATTCTACCACATCTGCTGGTATATGCCAAGCCTTTTTTAAATCTTTTCTAAACACAACGAAAGTAAAGAGGTCATTCTTATAATCTTTTTTCCATAGATCTATTAATCTTTTCTTTCTATAGGGTATTCGTAACTCAGTCCAGTTCTCAGGCCACTCACCTGTCCAACCATACTTTATCTCTACCTCATAGAAAGTTTTAGATTCACCTCCATTGATTGTACCTCTAATATCAAAGCCATAGTCTTCAGTTGAATCTATAATTAAATCAGGTATCTTTTCTGCAAGCCATCCTTCCATAGCAGCTATGGCTACAGGATTAGACTTATCATACTCTGCCTTATCAAACTTAGCTCTGTTGTTTCTCATTACGTAGCTCCTTTACATCACTATACATAATTTCAATGGGTGGATACCCCTTCAATTTAAATTTATTATTTAATTTTTTTTGTTTATCTGTAAGTACTCTATTAATTTTTGTTCCATCACTACGTTTTGATATAGCTTTACACTCAACAAATTTAACATCACCTTCCATGTTTATAGCTATAAAATCTATTGGCCCTTGATTTGTTTCATCAAATATATAATAACCTCTAGATACATAATGCCCCATTGATTTTAATTTAGATTGTAACCCTATTCTATGTCTTTTGTTTTCACTCATTATCGTTCTCCATAAAAGGGTTTTCAACTTCTACCATTCTACCAGTTTCTTTATTGTAATGTAGATAACAACTCACACCTGTATCTCCAGTGTATCTATTCTTAAGTATTCGTATGGTAGTTGTGTTGGATTCAAACTCATCCTCTGATTGCTGGTTTCTTTCCAGTGCTATGACACTATCAGATAGATGAGCTATACTGGCTGAACCTCTTAGGTGAGACAGAGATACTTCTCTGCCATCCTCATGTCCCTTGTCACCTGCTGGTCTTCTCAAGTGAGATACAAGCAATAGACCTATGCCTGTCTCCTCTACCAGTGACCTTAACTTAGTCATTAGGATGTCGATAGACTTCCTCTCATCACCATTGTCCTCTTGTCCTGATACCAGAATAGATAGGTGATCTAGAAATATCCACTTGCATTGTAGAGCTTTAGCCATATGTCTTACTCTATCCAGTATTTCATCATTGGATATAGAACCAAAGTGATCGAAAGCAAAGAACCTACCAGAACCAATGGTCTTATCTCTCCACTCCATCAACTGATCCTTAGTGTAGTTCTCTCTTATCTCTCTGATATACAGCCTAGCATTAGCCTCAACACTCATGATATTAAAGGCTGTGTTCTTGGTGTTCTCCTCCATTGCCAAGACACCAATGTTATCCTGTGTGCTAGTCATGATATGATGCATCAACTCTCTTATGATACTGCTCTTACCCATGCCAGCACCACTGGTAAAGCATACTAACTCACCAGTTCTCATGCCATAGGTCTTCTCATTCATCTTAGCCCAAGGATAGAGACAAGTCTCACAATACTCTTCTTCAAATAGTTTGTCACCAAGATCAGCTAGATTAATAATACCTGCTGGTGTATATGGCTTGGCATTCCACCATGCCTGTGTGAACTTCTCTCTTTGACCAGCCCTTAGATACTCATTAGCATCCTTCAACTCAAGACTAACAATCTTACACTTGTTGGGTTCAAAGAGTTGTGCTACCTTTTCACTGGCTTCTCTGC